CGACACGTCCCCGCGGAGGCGAAATTCCTCCTCCCCAGCAAGTTTGGACTGCTTGCTGGGCAGGTCTTGTCCACGCTGGTTGGGATTCTTACTTGGTGTCCTGGTACCTTCATGATTGGGCTTACCGCTCGCTCCGCTCTCGCGGTTGGGAGTGGGTCGCTTCCAATCTGAAGCTCCTTTGCACTACCGTCAGGGCCGCTTCGCTCCACGCGCCACCTACTGCTCCTCCCGCTGTCCGTCAGGACATTGTGGAGTGCCTTAGGCGACTGGCGTGGAAGCGGCCCACAGACGGTTTCGCATTCTCGCGGCTCTCTCGGTCCTTGCCTCTTCCCCTTCCGGGTTCTGAGGCCAAGGCTGTCAAGGCAGCGGTGAGAATGTCGACAAGTAAGAATTCCACATCGGACAGTGCTCTGGCCTTCCTTGGCCGTTACGTGCGCTCGTTCCCGCGAGCTGTCCCACGTAAGCCAGAGCACCTTCCCTCGTCGAGTTCCAGCTGCTACGAGTGGCCTGCCACTCGCGGCGGAATCGATGGTTTCCTCTTCGCTCTTGGCTGTGCTGCCGAGTCGGGTGATACCTCTCAGTTCGCTGAGTATATCCCGGGACGACTTCGGCGACGTGACCTCCAGGCCTGGGCACAAGATTCCCTTGGTCGCTTCTGTTTGGAGCGTGCTTCGGTGATCTTGGCGCCTGAGTCTGGCCACGTGAGCGAAGATATAGGAGAGAGTTACCGCTGCGTTGGCGTCCTCGTCTGCCGTCGCGCTCGTCTTCTCAAGATGAGCGCTCCGCGGTCGAAGATGGTCGCCTTGCGCGCGCCTGGCATGAAGGTTAGGGTCATTGGTGTCCCTGATGTCTTGACCTTCGTGGAGGGCGACTGGATCCGGAGGTCCTGCCCAATGCTCGCCCCGCGGCATTGGGTGGTTTCCTCCGGGCCCGACGCGGCTCCTCTCTCCCTTAGATATCGTGACGGGGCTTCTTACCATTCGCTTGACCTTTCCAAGGCCACCGATGGTCTGAACCACGACGCGATATCGGAAATCATCGATGGTCTCGCTAGCCGGGGCTGCATCCGTCCTGCGGATGTAGCCCTGGCCAAGCGAGGCCTGGGACTCGAGCCTGGCACTCATTGGACCGCTCCGGGTGGGTCCACATGGGTGTCCAGACGAGGGAGTCCGATGGGTACCCCTCTTTCTTTTGTTGTCCTTTCGTGGGTAAATGCCTGGGCGACCAGTGCATTTACCCGGTCTCGTCATCACGGTGACGATGCCGTTGGCGTTGCTCTCCACTCTTGTGAGTTGGATGAGTACGCCATCGGTATCGCGGCCGTTGGTGGCGAGGTCAACCGAGGCAAGACATTCTCGTCCTCGTCCGGGTGGACGATGTGC